GCTGCTATTTGATCTACAGCATGTATTCCTGTAATATTACTATCAACAGAATTACCAGTTACAGCGTCAAAAACAACGATAAAACCATTATCTCTTGATATAGGCTCGTTAACTGCCTCAGCAAGACTCATCATGATATCTTTTGCAGTAAAATCACCACAATCCAATACCACAACATCTAAATGGTCATCACCAGCATCTCCTTCAGCAGCAAATGCTTTTTTCATTGGTTTGAAAAACAATGAGCATCTACCACTTGCACCAGTTACAGCACCAGCAGTTGATGAATCACCAACAACTAATCCTTGAAATGCACTAAGTGGGTACATAACAGAACCATTAGCTGGGTCATCGTCATTAGCCAACGTACTGTCTTTTCTAAAATATAAATACTTTTCCATTTTTATATAAAGTTTATAAGGTTAATAATTAAGATTTTTTGATTAACATGTAACGGTTAGCCGCAAATCCCTCAAAACCTCTTTCACATCTGTAGTGCGATTGTAGCACATCAGTAGTGTTAGTTTTGTTTTGTAGAACAGCAGAGCCAGTTAACCAGTGCTCCATATCTCTAGAGTAACCATTAGCAGCTTTATATCGTATTCTTAACGATGGAATGCTATCACCAGACTTAGCGTCTTTTTGTGTATCCATAGGAATACAAACACCATATCCATTGTAGTTGAATCCAGAAGCTCCTAATAATCTAGGGTGGTTAAATAAATCATAAGTTTTCTTATGAAATGTATACCCTCCTCTAGTGAATGAGTTGAAACCTAAGTTTAACGCCATGTTTTTATTATTTTGGAAAGCACCATAGTTAGCACCACCAGCAGCATAAGCTCCTTGAGCAGCTAATAAATCATCAATATCTAAAGATAGATTGATACCTGAATACATAGCGTATTCTTTAGCACCTCTATATTTATCTAATGATTTGATCATAGCGTCAAAGTCTGCCATTGTGATAGAAGCAGAACCTAAGTCCATAGACTGTCCGTTAGACTCTATCCAAGGAAGTAAACCTTGAGTTCCTCTAAGTGTTGCGTTACTTTGTGCAGTACCGCTTTTAAAAGTTGTATTAACACCCTCTAAAGTAGTATTATCAATATCCTCACCTAACATCATCATGATCTCAGAATAATCTAAGAATCTCTTATATGTATCAGCTTCACCTTTTAAGTACCATACATATCCTGAGCCCATTTTTTCATTGTCAACTTTTACGTATACAATGTTTGTAGCCTCTGAACCTGTTACCTCAAAAGATTCTTTTAAGATCATACACTTATTAGAGTATTCGTGAATTAATGGAGATAAGCCATCTGGTTGTACACCACCTTCTGGGTGAGCGTTACCAATGATTGCAAACTCATAATCCACTCCTGTTGATTTAGATCCAGCACCACCAGAAGCTATTGAATACATTGTTACTGTATAAGTAGAGTCTGAAGGCATTGAAGTTGCTGTTACATAAAACATATCACCATCTTTATCTCTTAAGATGTCACCAGGTCTAACTGGAGTGTATTCATCTGATCCAATAAAGTTTGAGGAATAACCTCCTGATGCTTGAAGAGCCATTGTTATTGAAGCCGCTCCTGGAGAAGCCCCAGGGAATCGACCCGTTACACTATTGTGAACAAAAGTTTCTTCGTAGTGTTCAAACGTAGTGTTTGAAGAAGGAGCCTTTGATCCCATTAGCTCCATAAGTCCCGTAATACCTTGTTCGCCATAACGCTTAACAAGTTTTTCAGAGACATCTCTTTGTCTGAATTGACCTGAAGTAGCTGTTAAAGCACTTACATAGTTCTCATTAGTTGCAATTTGAACTGCTGAAGGCTTTATTAACATACTAGCAGGTATATTTACTGTTGCCATTTTTTAAAAATTTTAAATTAATATTTGTTATTATCTATTCCATAATGAATCATTCCCTCCATGTATCTGATCATCTAACTGCTCAAGAATAGACTTATTACTTGATGTATTGCTCCTAGGCTCGTTGTTAAACGATGGATTTTTAATATCCCTTACCACCTGCTCGGTGCCTTTGGATCTATATTGACTCGCAACACTTCTTATAATATCTTGAAAGTTATCCAAGACAAACATATCAATGTTTAATTTATCAAAGTTCCAGTCGCCTGATTTTTCTACATATCTATCGAAAAAATTATTAAGATTAGAGTTTGATTCAACCAATGACCTTTTATGGTCATCATTTAATTGAAAATCAAAAACCTCCCCATTATCATTTATATCAAAAGATAGAGATTCTACATCATTAACTTCAGTCTTCATGCTGTTAATCCAATTTTCCCTTATTTCATTTGCTTCTTCATTACTCATGCCTTCATTTTTTACTGGCATTCTGTATTGCTCTTGCATGTTTTTAAGATCTTTTCTGGCGTTAGCAACATCTTTTTTAAGCTCAATCTGACCAAGCTTCTTTTCAATTTCATTACCACCTTTATCTCCTAATTTATATTTAGAGTTAATTAATAAATTAACTTCCTCATTTGTAAGATCAGGGTTATTTTGTTTCATATAAACCTTCATTACATCCTCATTAGGAATTTTATTGTAGTCAATCGCTTGAGTTTGAAGATAATCAATAACCGATCTCCCAGTCTCACTTACAAACTTATTCATTTGTGCTATCTGTTCGTTAGCAAAATTAAGTTCTTTTGGAGAGAGAGCGTTTTTGGCATCATCAACAGATGAAAACTCTGTGCCGAACTTCTCGTTCATGTAATTCACAAAGCCCTCATTTACCTCAGATTCCGTAGGTTCTTGATACTCTTGTGCAGGTTGATTGCTAGATTCAGTATTTAAAGAACGATCATTATCTTGTTGTACAGGATTTTCTGTTTGCACAGGTGCCTCCTGTTGTGTTTGTTTTGGAGCTTCTTGAGTAGCCTCTACTGGTTGTTCTGGTGCTGGAGATGTTAAATCAACTACCTCAGCAGACTGTGAATTATCATTAGATACTACGTCACCGCTTAATTGCTCTGCGATGATTTCTCCCATTTCGTCACTCATAATAAATTAAATTTAATTAAACAATATTTTTGCAAAAGTAATTCTTTTATTTATTAAAACAAAGTTTTACTTATATATTTTTATTTCATTTCTGGCAAAACACCTAGTTCTTCATCAGGATTCTCTATAGGAGGTTGATTACCCTTTCTTTGCTCTATCATTCTTGATTGAAAATGAGCACTTTTTTCTATAGTATCTTTTCTAGAATCACCTTGTATTTTACCAGCAGCAACTTTAGCTTGATTGGCTAAATGAATTTCATTCATTCTTCTTTTATGAGAAGCCTCTTCGAATTGATTCTTTAATTGAAACTCTAACTGCATTTTTTGATTTTGCATCTGTGCTTCTGCTTGCATTTTCTGCATATCTATTTGAGCCTCCATTTGTAGCTCTTGTTGTTTTGCTTGTGTAGCAGCCATTACAGATTGTTGTTGTTGTTGAGCGTTTGCCTGTGAAGCAGCTTTTTGCATACCAATTTGCTCTTCTTGATATTTCTTTCTTCTAAGTATAAGTAATTGATTAGCTAGTTTAACATTTTTTATATCTCTAATCATTATAGCGTCTTCTATACGAAGCTCTTTTTGTGCTATAGAAACCTGAATATTCTGCTCTAACCTAGCTTTCTCCTCTTCATCAGGAGCTATTTCAATAAATATACCAAAATCTCTAGCAGATACATCTTTATTTACTTTTATAGTCTCTATAGTAGAACTACCTATGGCTGATATATAACCATCAATAGCTTTATCATACTCTACTATGTCTTGTAACTTTAAGCATATAGACTCAGATAAATTCTTAAATATTTTTAAAAACCCATCATTAATACTTCTAGTAGCGTTATTAGAGGCTAGTAGTTGCATTTTTTGAACACCAACTAAGGCTTCACTAGATGGTTTTGTTCCATCTCTAGCTTCATTAACTCCAGTTACATCTCTAACCATTTGTAGATTATGTTGATATATTTGAATTAATTGCATCATATCCCTACCTATACCATTTTCTAACTCTTGTATAGGAACAGCGTTTGATGGCATACCCTCATCGTCCATTCTTCTATAATATATATTACCAGTTTGGTCAAATATTTCTTGAAGCTCAAGTGGAGTAAAAGTTCCCCCATCTCCCTTAGAAACATTTTCTAAAGACCCTACTTCAAAAGCAGCTCCTTTTGGTCTAGCTTTAGCCATTACTTGTTGCATTTTTAAATGAGCTAACTGTATTTGATCTCCAAATGGAATCATTCTTTGAACCAAAGAAACGTTCTGCATTTTATGAATGTTTGGCGTGTAAACCATATAAGATAAAGAAACCTCAGATAGTTTTGATTTTTTTCTGGACATATTTTTAGCAAGACCGTAATCAAATATAAAATCTGTTCCTACAATATATTTACCGCTATAAACAACTTTTACGCTGTTTCTTATAACCTCTCTTTTATTTTTAGATTTTTTTGGAACCTTATAATTATAACCCCTTTTATTTACAGCGTATCCACCATAATTATTTTGTTTCTTTTCATACTTCATATCATAAGTAGATATAAACTCAGCGTCCATTATTTCTATGGAAAATTTATCGTACTCATGATTATAATCTCCTATTCCAGAAAACCTACCATTATTCATATAATCAGTGTCCTCTGTTTTCTTTGCATAATTTTCTGCTATATCTTTATATTGCTCTTCAGTAAATTGATCTCCAGCCATTTGTTTTAATTCAGCTATAGATATAGTGTAAACCTCACCAGCGTGCTGTATGTTTTTGTAATCAGGGTAATTTGTGTGAGATGTTATTAAGTTTGATGGATCAACATATCTTATCTTTACTCCATAAGAAGGGTCTATATAAGTTTTTATAGAGGCTGTTCCGATAACAACCATATCCCTTATTAACTTTCTTCTCATTTCCTCAAAATCATTTTGTTGCAAAACAAAAGTAATTCCATTTTCTATAGCAATTTCTTGAGCTTGTTTATAATTTAAAGACATAAATATCTTTATTTCATCATAATCCTTAGCCACAAACCCAGGTTTATCATAAGATCTTCCAGTTTTTTGAGTCATAGCAGATCTAACTGGCCCTAACAGCATGTCAGCTACCATTTTTCTAGTATCTTTTCTTCTAACATCTATTGATATAGGGTCTATAGCGTTTGCCTTTACAGTATGCTCTTGGTTAATAATACTACCACAAACAACATCAACAAACTTAGGTATAATGGAAACAGGAGTCCAATCTATATTCATATAAGAACTATCCCCTTGAACATCTAATAAATCCTTGTATTTACCAACACTTTGTGTTCCCTCAGCATAAGATCTCATTTTTTCAAATCTTCTTTTTCTGTCTTGGTAATTCATTTGACTGTTGTTCTTCCAATCGTGATACATTTTTTTAAAATACTGAAGACCGTATTCATTTTTAGCTTTATCCTCGTTACTAACAAAGATAGTAGGGTACCCTCCTATAGTTTCAAATTGTGTTTTCATCTATACTCTCTTAGATATTAATCCTGAATTATTATATTTTTTTATAAAGTTAATACTTATTTTTTTAACTTTCTTTTTTGTAACATGTTTTTGGGCACCAAGTAAAGCTAAACTAGACGCTACTGAAGCATCATACTTTGTTCTATTATCTGGTTCAAATCGACTCCAATCATCTAGTAGTCTATTAAAATAACATTTACCCATTTCCATTGTTTCTATGTCAAGTATCCCTATATAATCATACACATAGGAGGCAATAGCTTCTGTTTGTGCATTTAATACAGCAACACCTGTTGATGGTATTCCTTTTGTTTTTTGTTTTCTACTACTATCTGTATGAGTTGATTCTGGTCTATCCATTAAATACTCATAATAACCCCTTCTTTCAAAATACTTTATAATACCTATTTTATTATTTTCTACCAATATAGAGCAACCATAAAAGACACAGGTTTTAAGAACATCTTCATAAAACATTTCTGCCTTAGGTGGTCTAGCTATATATTCACAAACAAAAACGTTAGAAAAGTCATCCATCATTGTAAACTTCTTATATACATAACAAGCGGCATCTGACCTTCTACCATCTGTTGTCGTGTCATGATCATAAGGGTCACACCCAGCTACCATTTCTATTTCGTTTCCTGGGCACTTTTTAGTGCCTTTCATTTTTATATTATTCCTCCTATCTTCTGGTGGTAACCAAGATATCCTCCATCTTCCTGTAGATCCTGGTCTCCAAACAACCTTAGTGTCTTTCATTCCATCTTTCCATATAAAATCACCCCTTACTATTAATCCTTCCGACTCTTCATTGTAATCCATTTGTTGATAGATTCTTTCTACATCAAAAGGGCTATGCCTTGAGTCACTTCTAAAAGCCTCCTCAACAGTAAAAGGTCTTTGTCTTTTTTCTTCAGAAAGTTTTGTTGTATTTTTTTTATACCCCTCTCTTACATTTTGAAGATATTCTTTTGATCCTATGTTTTTCCCTATAAACTTAGCCTGTTCTTTTGTGGGGTTACTAATAACGGACATACCATACTCATCTATAAATCCCTCATAACCATCATAAGCTGGAGTAAAATAACTATACATACCAGATCTAGTTCTACCGTTACCATCTCTCTCCTCTATACTGCTATCATCCCATATATTTTTAAATCTTTCACCACCTGAATCAGCCATTTCGTTTACTGTAGTAGGCATAAAACACTTTCCTATTATTCTATCACCCAGTGTTAAACAAGATCTAACAACTTGCCAGTTTTTTTCAACATTAGCGTCTACCCATTTACCACCCTCATCACATAAATACCTAATTAACTTGACTGAATCATAAGAGTTATCTTTTGTGTTCCTCCAATCTATTTTACTATTTAAAGCCTCTGACTTTACAATTTTCTTAAAATTTTTAGAAATTTTCTGTCCTGGAGCATTAAAACTTAATGTGCTTTTAGGATTATCACTACCATCTATAATGGGTTGAAAGAAAAAAGGTAAATGCCTAAACATGTAAACCAACTTATCGGTAAATAATGACTTAGCATCTACACCTGTTTTACTTATAATACCACCATGTGAATTATATCTAGATGTTATTTCATATAATAATATAGCAGCACCCTTATAAGAAGCACCCTCTCTACGATGTTTTACCATAACCATACCAAAACACTCTGGATCATTTTTACATATTTCCCAAAAAACAAAGAACCTTCTATCCCTATCTCTATATTCAGGGTAACCTATATCTAGTTTACACCAGTTTAAATAATAGTAATGTTCCCCTGTTATATATGTAGGTTTTCCATTATTCATAAACCAAACACCACCCTTTCTTCTATCGAACTCTTGGTTTATAAACTCTGAATGACTGGCCGCTGTTTCTTCTGAAAGGGTATCTGGAAGCTCTGTCCTCGTCCACTTTTGATCTTTCTTTTTTAGATCTGAAAAAAGTATATCTTTTTTCTTGGGCTTAGGAGGGAGCTTAAATTCTAATCCATTTACTCTTATTTTACCTTCCATAAGAAATTTTTACCAATTATGCAAATATAGTAAAATAAATTGTACTGTCTATTTTTTAGCGTATTTTTCTGAGAAGCCAGCTTGAAAGGAGTTTTCCTCTTTATCTATATCTTGATCTACCTCTTCCCCTTCAATTTGTTTTTGAATTTTATTTATAGACATTAGAATTTCTTGAGCATCCATGAAGCATTCTTTTTTTGCCTTCATAGCGTTTCTAGCTTTATCATCTTGTAATTCTGGATCTACGGGTTTTTTAACCTCTTCAAGCAAAAGATCAAACGCTTGCCTACCCGACTCTATTAGCTCTTCTAATCTTTTTTTTACGTCTAAGCTTCTCATTTTTCTTAAATTTTAATAATTTTGAACAACGTTCATACATTTCTATATCCTCGTAATATTGTATCATAAGGTCTAACACATCATTAAATATAGAGCTTTTAAGATCTTTTTCGCTAACAACGTTCCATAAAAGATAAGGAACTTCACTTGATTCTAGTATTTCGTCTAACGATTTCTTACCCATAATAAGGTCATATGAATTTTCCATACATACGTCTAAGATTTCGTGATCTTCCATACTATTTTTCTATTTTAGCTAATATATCAAAATTTCTCATCCTCATCAACTTTTTTCCCATAATATCCATATCATACTCTGAGTTTTCTGAAAAAATAACCTCATCACCCTCTTTTACACCCTGTTTCTTCATCCAATCACTCATGTGTCTTATATATCCATGTAGCTTAACTTCTTCCATATATCA